AAAGCTGATGGCGAAAGAGAATCAAACGGACAAGGGAGTTAGTATTATGGAAACAGTAAGCGAGTATTACGATGTTTCCTTAAAAGCCATCAAAGGTAAAAATAGGTCAAGAAAAAACGTTTTAGCAAGGCACGTGGCTATTTACCTTATGAGGCAAAATACTAAATTAACCTTGAATCAAATAGGGGAAATTTTAGGGGATAGAGACCACACAACAGTTATTCACGCAGTAAAAATGATAAATAACTATATTACCCACCCCTACGATGACACGATTAAAAAAGATGTTTTCAACCTAAATATCTTAATTTAATTTTGTTTATTCACAACTATTTTATATTTTTACACAAATAAACCTTAAACTATGCAAGTGCAAGTATCAAAATTAGAGTTCAACAGGGAGCAGTTGGAACTAATTAAATCTCAAATCGCTCCTGAAGCCACACCTGATGAATTAAAGTTATTCCTGTATCAAGCAAAACGCACAGGTTTAGACCCATTGACAAGACAAATTTATTGTATTCATCGCTGGAGTAAAGGCGGTAAAAGAATGACTATCCAAACTTCTATTGATGGATTCCGTGTAATAGCGGAACGATCAGGAACATACGGAGGTCAATCCGAACCAACTTTTACTTACGATAAAGAAGGCAATGTTGAATCCTGTAAGATTTCAGTATTTAGATTTCACAATGACATTCGCTTTGAGGCATCCGTTGGGGTTGCTTATTTAACCGAGTATTGCCAATTTGATAAGGAAGGCAAACCAATGGGGTTATGGGCAAAGCCACATATTATGTTGGGCAAGGTTGCGGAGGCATTAGCACTTCGTAAAGCATACCCACAGGATTTGTCAGGTATATATACCAGTGAGGAAATGCAACAAGCCGATGAATCAGGCTATTTAAAGGCACATCTTACCGAATTGGATGTAGAGTTAGCCGTTGACCTTTGCGTAACCAAAACGGAACTTAAAACGCTATATTCATACAATATGCCAATGGTGGACAATAGTCCTGAGTTAAAAGAAATATTTAAAACCAAACAATCTACTTTATAATGGATAACAAGTTATTTAAACTACAAGAAAACGTTACTTACTACGAATGGAAGTACAACACTTGCCATAAGTTTTGGAAAAAGGAATATTACGATGAGATTAAAAAAGCTAAAGCCAAACTAAAGGAGTACAAAGCCAAACATTACCCTGAAATGTTAAAACCTAATTTACTAACCCAGCCTAAACCATTTTTAAGAATGAATGATTGGACTGAAAACTACGAAAACTATGCTAATTAACACCTGCTGCGGATATGAAAGCGAAATATCCTACGACCTTTGTCCTGAATGCCACGAGCATTGTGATTGGGAGGATCTAGAAGAAGAAGAACCAACACTGGAAGAACAAAGACTGGATGAAGAAACCGAACGAGCAATTGAAGAAGAACAAATTAATAAACACTTAAATTAAAAACAATGATTGTATTAAACATCAAAAAAGAAGACATCAAGTTTACAAAACACAAAAACGGAAATCACTACGCAACGATTGTAGTAGAGAAACGCAAAGAGTTAGATAAGTTTGAAAATACTCACACAGTTTACAACGGACAAACCGCAACTGAAAGGGCAGAGAAAGCCAAAAAGGAATATTGCGGAAACGGAAAAGAATATGTGTGGACAGGTAAAAAAGAATATGCACAAAACCAACAGGAGCAAGAAGATGCTAATGACTTACCATTTTAATATTTAACAAAACTTTAACACTATGAGCCAAAACAAACAAATAGCAGACTACCTAAACAAAGGTAAAAAGCTAACCCCAATTGATGCCTTAAACAAATTCGGATGCTTTAGATTAGCAGCACGAATAGCTGATTTAAGGAATGATGGAATGAATATTATAACCAATACAATCAAGCTGGAGAATAAAAAGCAGGTTGCACAATATTCAATAAAATGACACACGCATCATTATTTAGCGGAATAGGTGGGTTTGATCTTGCAGCCGAGTGGATGGGATGGGAAAATATTTTCCATTGTGAATGGAATCCATTTGGTCAGAAAGTTCTTGCCCATCATTTTCCAAATTCAAAATCATACAATGACATCACAAAAACAGACTTTTCATTACACTCAGGGGAAATTGACATTCTCACAGGAGGATTCCCTTGCCAACCATACTCAACCGCAGGAAAAAGACTTGGGAAAGCCGATGAAAGACACCTCTTTCCACATATGTTACGCTGCATTAAAGAAGTCAAACCCAAATGGGTTATTGGCGAGAATGTTCGTGGACTTGTTAACTGGAATGGGGGAATGGTATTCCACGAGGTGTGTAATGACTTGGAAAGGGAAGGATATGAAGTCCAACCGTTTCTTATTCCTGCTGCAAGTGTCAACGCACCGCACCAAAGACAACGAATTTTCTTTATTGCTTACTCCAACGACAAAGGAAGATCCCGTGAATCTAGAGAAATTCAAAAAGAGGATGGAAAAATATCCGAACGGAACAACTATGCCAAACCTGGCAACACAAGTGATGCAATTGTTACCAACTCCAATGGCTTCGGAAGGGGGGAAAGCATCAGGATCTCCAACACAAAATCAAATGTCTTTGACAAAATTAGCACGACAAGGAATGTTACCAACTCCGAGTGCGTTGGATTGGATATCTCCAAGAAAACCAGAGACATTTATATTAGCACAAGAGAGACACAAGAAAAATGGAGTGAGTTTACAAAATCCTTTGAAGCAAATGGCGGTAATGGGAATGCTTCCAACTCCAAATCAAAGGGATATAAAAGGTTGTACGAAACCAGGATTGAGAATAACATCAACAGGGAAAACACAAAAATATGGGGAAACACTACCAGATACAATAAAGAAAATAACTTCATCAACTTCCCAACTAAATCCCCTATTTGTGGAGGAGATGATGGGATTCCCAGAGAATTGGACTCTATTACCTTTCCTAAATGGCGAAATGAATCAATCAAAGCCTACGGAAACGCAATAGTACCACAGGTTGCTTATGAGATTTTCAAAGCAATACAATCTTTTGAAGATATGGTAAATTTTTAGTAAATTTGTAACGAGTGTCGGATACTCATTAAGAACTTATTGCCCTTGCGATGAACTACCAATCCGACTGGTAGGGATTCAATGGGGCTATTTTATTTTATGGCAATATTTAGAAAGGTCCACGTAACATTTTGGAGAGATGAATTTGTGGAATCACTTACACCTGAACAAAAGTTTTTTTATCTCTATCTACTTACAAACGATAGGACAACCCAATGTGGTATTTATGAAATTACCATTAAGCAAATGTGCTATGATACAGGCTACAATGATGACACAATTAAAAAACTAATTGAGTATTTTATAGGAACTGGTAAGGTCAGATATTCAAGCGAAACCAAAGAGATTGCATTAAAGAATTGGGTTAAATACAACGATTCTAATAGTCCAAAGGTAAAAGCTTGTATTGATAATGAACTTAAAAAAGTAAAAAATAGAGTATTGATACAGTATATATACTCTATGGATACACATTCGCAAGAAGAACAAGAAGAAGAAAAAGAACAATACCAAGAACAAGAAGAAGTTATTGTTAAAGTTGTGGATTGGAGATTTGAAGATTGGTGGCTTTGGTATGATTATAAAATTTCAAAGGATAAAGCAAAAAAGGCTTGGGATAAGCTAAACGAACAAGAAAAACATTTAGCTTTAGAAAAGGTTGCTCAATACGTTGAATCCACCCCTGATAAATCATTTAGAAAACACCCTACAACATACTTAAATCAAAAATCATTTAACGATGAAATCATTACACGAAATAATACCAGCAGCCATAAACCTTCCTATGCAGAAAGAGAATGGAATCGCCTTAAAAACCTTTGATAAGGATGAAATTAAAGTTTATGAAGCATTAGAATCAATGTCTATTGGTAAATGCTCACGAATAGAAGTAAAAGAACATTTAAAGACTTGCCTTGCTTTAAGTGGAACACAAATACCCACACAGGAGATATTTGAATTTTGCGTATCATTTGTAATAGAAACATACGGACAATATAAACTAAAGGAATTAGGAGTTGCGTTCAAAATGTATGCAGAAGATAAGTTCCAAATTGGAACACACATAAATTTCAATCCTAAATTGATTGGCGAAGTAATGTCATCTTATAAAAGAATTGCAGTTGAGGTTAGAAAAAAGATTGAGCCTAAAATAGAAACAACAGTTCCACAATCAGTTATTGATGAAGAACAAGCCATTAAGGATGAAATAGAGTGGTGGGGTAAATCAAAAAAGGATTGGCAAATGATTAATCACACTATATTTGATTACCTATGGAAACGAAAGTTAATTAAACTAACCAAAGAAGAAGCGGATAGCATAAAAGAAAAGGTTAAAATATCCATATTAGGCAAAGCCATTAAACCCAGTGAAGTTTTAATATCAGATGAGCAAATGAAGACACTTGCTAAAAAATATTCATTAATGCTTTATTTCAATAGTCTATGATAGAGAATTATATACCATTTGAGGATGTTATGATAAATATTAAATACCATCCTGATATTACTCAAAAAGAAAAGGAAGCATTTAAGGAATCACTTATGGGGATCTATATGACCGATAAACGTAAAGAAAAGACATTTAAACAAGTCAAATCAAACCAACAAAGAAACAATGAAAGGACACGAGAACGCACAACCAGTGAGAATGATATACCTAGATACAAAGGAGGAGACAATATTTAAGTCCGTAGCCTACGCAAGAAGAACCACAGGAATAATTGAATACCAAATCAAACAAGCATTAAACCCAATGAATAAAAAGCGGTTTACCTATCAGGAAAGGCAAATTACGTTTCGTATTGCAAAATGATATAGTTTTGTAATATGGCATTGATACCATTACCAAAACTGTTAGAGAAAACACAAAAGGTCGTAAACGCATACATCCGTAAAAGGGATGAAGGTTTGCCTTGTATCTCCTGTGGAAGTAATAACGGAAATCAAGCTGGACATTATTTTGCAGTTAAAGGACATTCCGCATTGAGATTTAACGAATGGAATATTAATCTTCAATGTGCTGGATGTAATTGTTATAAACACGGCAATCAAGCAATGTACCGAATAGGGTTAGTAGAAAAGATTGGAGAAAAAGCGGTTAAAGGATTGGAAACAATTGCTACACGTGTAAAAGTTTACAAATGGACACGTGCAGAATTAAACGAATTAATTGAAAAATATGGCTAAACTAAATCCATCAGGCAAGGTTTCCTTTGGTAGCAGAAAAAAAGGAAAGGCAAAAAAGAATAGCGGTCCAAAAGACAAACCTGTTAAACCATATAATCGACAAGGCAGATGCTAATATCACAAATCAAACCAAACCCAAACAATCCTCGTTTAATCAAGGATAATAAGTTTAAACAACTTGTTAAGTCAATTCAGGATTTCCCCCAAATGCTTGAACTCCGCCCAATTGTAATAGATGAAAACAATATGGTACTTGGTGGCAATATGAGGCTAAAGGCTTGTATTGAAGCTGGACTTACCGATGTTCCTGTACTTCACGCAAACAATTTAAGCGAGGAAAAGAAAAAAGAATTTATTGTAAAGGATAACGTAGGATATGGCGAATGGGATTGGGATGACCTTGCAAATAATTGGAACGTAGAAGAATTAACCGAATGGGGTTTAGATATACCAAACTTTGATGTAAATAATTTAGAAGCCGAAGAAGATGATTTTGGAGTACCTGATGGCGGAACTGAAACGGATATTGTATTAGGTGATTTATTTGAGATAGGCGAACATAGATTGCTTTGTGGGGATAGTACTGATAGCGACCAAGTTGCAAAGCTAATGAACGGACAAAAGGCTGATATGGTCTTTACTGACCCTCCTTATGGCATTAGTGTTGTTAAAAACGATATGGTAGGTGCTGATTTTGGTATAGCAAAAAAAGGTCAATATAAACCTATTGCAAATGATGAAACCAAAGATGTTGCAGAAGAATTTTATAAAACTTGTATTAGTTTAGGAATGAATGATTTTATATTATGGGGAGGTAATTATTTTACTAATTTTTTGCCATTTAGCGATGGTTGGTTAATATGGAATAAAAGAGCAGGAACAGATATTAGAAATACTTTTGCAGATGGCGAAATGGCTTGGTGCAGTTTTCATACACCAATTAGAATTTATGACCAATTATGGAATGGTATGATAAGAGAAGGCGAAAAAGAAAAAAGAGTACATCCAACTCAAAAGCCTATAAGAATGCTTGGTGAAATAATTGATGACCATATCAAAGGCAAAATTGTTTACGATGGGTTTTTAGGAAGTGGTTCAATAATGGTAGCATCACACCAAAAACAAAAAATATGTTTTGGTATAGAAATGAGTCCTGATTACTGCCAAGTAATTGTTGACCGAATGAAGAAACTTGACCCATCATTGGTAATCAAGAAGAACGGAGTAACTTTGTAAGAATAGTGAAAAAATAGTGAGATTATGGCTAATGAACAAAATTTAACCCCATTTAAGAAAGGAGAGGTTGCAAACCCAAAAGGCAGACCTAAAGGAGTTCCAAATTCTAGAACTAGATTGCTTCGTTTACTTGAACTTGTTACCAAAGTACGTAACCCTGTAACAGGCGAAGAAGAAGAATTTACAATAGCAGAGCAATTGGATATGAAGATTATTGCAAAGGCAATGAAATCCGATTTACGTGCTTATCAGGAAATCCTTGATAGATTAGAAGGCAGAGCAAAACAAACAACCGATATTAATGCAAACATTCAAGGTAGCGTTCAAATAGTAATACAAGAAGATGACCGATGTAAACCAATTGAAGATTAATGCAACACCAGTATTCTTTGCCAACAAAAAAGCATATGAAGGTAATTATCCTGTCATTTGCAATGAAGGTGGCACACGTTCTTCAAAGTCTTATTCCATAGTCCAATTGCTTATTGAGATTGCCTACAACAATCCAAAGACACGTATTTCAATCGTATCGCATTCACTCCCACACATCAAACGTGGGGTTTATAGAGACTTCAAAAGCATAATGGAAACGTGGGGTTTATGGTCAGACAATGACTTTAGTTTCTCTGATTTTATTTACACTTATCCCAATGGTTCATACATTGAATTGTTTGGTTTAGAAGATGAAAGCAAGGCAAGAGGACCAGCAAGGGATGTTTTATTCATAAACGAGGCTAACCTAATCAAGCGAACATTATACGACCAATTGCTAATGAGAACCACTGGAAAGGTTTTCCTTGATTGGAATCCTGCCGATTTTATCAATTGGGTTTATGAAGTAGCCGACAATCCTGAAAACAAACGCATACATTCAACCTACCTAAACAATCTACCAAACCTATCTGATTCACAAATAAAGAACATAGAGCAGTATAAAAACCTACCTGATGACTTTATGTGGAAGGTTTACGGACTAGGGGAACGTGGAGCAGCAAAAGAACTTATTTATACCCAATGGAAACAATATGACACCGCACCTGATGGGGATGTATTCTACGGACTTGACTTTGGTTATGTCCATCCAGCTGCACTCATAAAGGTTACACATCACGAAGGCGAAAACTACTTTGAGGAAATAATTTATCAAAGCGGACTTACCTTATCCGACCTTACAAGATTGATAAAAGAAAAGTTGCCTGATAGAGCAACTATTTACGCAGATGCAGCCGAACCTAAATCCATTGAGGAACTTTACCGACAAGGTTTTAATATCAAACCAGCACAAAAAGATGTTTGGGCAGGAATAGTTAAAATGAAATCTTATCCTATAAACATTCATTACCGAAGTCAAAACCTAAGAAGGGAATTTATGTCTTACAAATGGAAGAAGGATAAAAATGATAATGTAATTGAAGAACCTGTTAAAGCAAATGATGATGCTTTAGATGCTTCAAGGTATGCAGTATTTACGCATTTAACCAAGATGCGATTTGAAGTAAGTGTATTTTAACTTAAATTTCTTTAACTTTGTTTAAATTCTAATAATATGGCATTTTTTGACTTCTTAACTAAAAAGAAGATAAACACTCTATTACCTAATATTCCTTTTGATACAAGTGTTGCTATTCAACGAGGTATTGTTACTTGGCAAGGTGGAGATTCAAGAGCATTTGTACGAGATGGATATATAGCTAATGATATCGTTTACTCAATTGTAAAACTTATAACTGATAAAGCAAAACTTGCTCCATTCCACGTTTATAAGATAAAAGATGAAATGTCTGCTAAAAGATATAAGTCTTTGATGAAACAACCTGATAAAATTACCAATTGGCAAGAGGTAAAAGATTTACATAAGAAAGCATTTGAGATTTACACAGGAGACCAAAGATTAAACGACCTATTAAAATATCCTAATGGAGAAGATACTTGGGCAGATTTAATTGAACAATGGTGTGGATTTAAGTTAATAACAGGTAATTCCTTCATATATGGAAAACTTATTGAAACTGGAAACAATCAAGGTAAGCCGTTTGAATTATTTGCTTTACCTGCTCAGTATATGGCTATTATTGCAAATATCGAAGTGTTCCCACCAACAAGAGTGGGATATCAATTATACTATGGAGCAATGTGGTCCTTTGAC